TTGCACTCTGCGAAAAAAACGCAACGGGTTTATGTTTGTGAGTTATTTCAACCTTAGTATGTCACAGATCGAATATTGTATTGACAGATACGACATTTACGATGACATGGATGATCCTCAGTTCATTGTTCCTGAAAAGGACATAAAGAAAATCATGCGAAAATGAGAGTATCAATTAACATGGCAACATTTCCGGCAAGGGAAAATACACTCAAAAGAGTGGTTGACAGTGTTATTAATCAATGCGACATTTTGCGAATATATCTGAATGAGTTTGAATATATACCAGAATATCTGATTAATGAAAAGATTGAACTTGCGTTCCAGATGCCAAACATTAAGGATACCGGTAAATTCTACTGGGCAAACACATACAAGCATGAATATTACTTTACAATTGATGATGATATAATTTATCCTGAAAATTTCGTACAGGACACTATAAAGGCAATGAAACTGAATGGTGCAAATATATGCACCTGTCATGGCAGAGTGTTGAAAGAGAATGCTGTTGACATTGATGCAAAAAACGTTATCAGCTTTTACCCGTGCAAACAGTTACAAATTGAAACCACTTGGGTAAATTATGCAGGAACAGGAGCAATGTGTTTTGATAACTCCGCAATAATATTACCTCACGATGTATTCACACAGAACGGTATGACAGATCAATTCTTTGCCGTTGCCATGCAGCAGATGAAAGAGCCTATCTTGTGCCGTTCCCATTCGCCCTTTGAGCTGATAAATTACGATGACTGTCTTTGGACAACACGCAACAAGCAACTGAATAATGAACTATTTGAAGGCGTAAAGTGGAGGGTTTACAAGCCGAATGAAAAACCTGTTTACGTTGTGACACCGACATTCAAAAATGCAAAGTATCTGGAGTCGTTTCTAAAGTCACTGAAAAAGCAAAACTGTAATATAGTTGTAGGCGTTGACGGTTGCCGTGAAACTCTTGCAAAAGCAAAGGAACTGAAGCAGAAGTATAATTTTGAACTGTACAGTTACGCAAAAAACAAAGGGGCGTACATAACACTGAACTCATTGATCCGACATTTACCTTCTGATACTATTGTAATTATAGCCGGTAGTGATGACGTGATGCACAATGACTTTGTTCAGCGGATGAAAGACAACAGACCATGTTACTCACGATATACGGGGGTGATATGTTTTGAAAAATGGCAATATGATGAACTCGGCGGATTCATAAATTGGCGTTTCGGAGCAGATACAGAATTTAGCACCCGGTTCAAACGTTTATACTTATTGACAAAGATTGAGCAATTGTATGACTACCGGCAACATGAAAGACAACTGACAAAACAAAACACTGACAGAACGAAAGAGTGGGAGCATATACATACAGTTTCACTTCATGGCAAAGTAAAGATAAAGCCTGTGTTTCACGAAAAGGAGGTAAAGCTATGAAATTCTCAGCACACTGCATAAACATTGACAACAGAACAGACCGATGGCAGCAGTTCACATCACAGGGGCTTCCGTTAAGAGTTAGCAGGTTTTCAGCTATTGAGCACGAACACGCAAACACAGGCTGTACACTATCACATATTGAGGTCATGCGAAAATGCAAACCCGATGAATATATGTTGATCTTTGAGGATGATGCCTACCTACTCACCGACTTTGATATATTCTACAAAGCACTTGAGCAACTGCCTGAAAAGTTTGACATCATGTATCTTGGAACAACACTATGGACTGCCGAAGAATTGAAACTTAAAGAGCAATGGACTGTGAAAAGGCACTCTGAAAACCTGCTTAAAATCATGGGAGCATGGAGTTTACACGCTTACTTTATCGGGTATGACTTTTGTCAGCGTATCATAAACACTTCGATACAGCACATCCATGCACGGCGCAACCTTGACACATACAACGCAAGAGTGATACAACCTGAAGGCAACTGCTATATGATTGACCCTTTAATGTTCATTCAGAAGCGAACAGCACTGGACATTGAAAGGGGTGAAAAAGATTACGGCATGGAGCAACGTTTTGAGAAAATGAAACGCAAGTTAACACAATGACCAAACAGCAGCAGCACGAAAAGACGCTTTTAGACTTCATCCAGAAGCACAAAATCATGGAGTGGTCGCATCTATCGTGGAAGCTGATAGGCATAAGCAGGACAACGGCGTATGATTACAAACTGAACGAATCGGACACAATAAAAGCCGCCTTTGAACAAAACCGTTCAGAGGCAGTCAATTACATGCTTCAGAAGTGGATTAAGTCCGACAACGCAACGCTTCAGGTGGCAGCAATGAAGATTTGCGGCGATGAGGCAATACGTGCAAAATTGACACAACAGCAACAGCATATCACAACGGATGAGCAGTTAACACAGATAAACATCACCTTCCCTGACAACTTCAAGCGGCTGCCATCGACTGAATCGGACATAAACTTAGAACGGAGCAAATGACCATTGACAACATGCCAGCCGTTTTCTACAACACCCTCGATGCATACGAAGATGGTATGAAGTACGTTGTGAATCAAGGCGGCACTTCATCGAGCAAGACTTTTAACACACTGATAACACTGATAATTGCAGCCATTAAAAAACCAAATGAAGCCATCACTGTAACAGGGCGTTCTATACCGTTTCTAAAGCGTGGCGTTATGTTGGATATGAAGAACATACTAACGCATGACAGATACAAGGGGTTGAATAAAGAAATTGCATCATTCAACAAGTCAGAGCGCACATATCACTTCAAAAACGGATCATTTATTGAGTTTCCTATCTTCCCGACCGAAGGCGATGCAAGGGGCGGCAAAAGAAATGTATTGTTTTTGAACGAAGCGGACAGCATCCCTTATGAGATAGCCCAACAGCTAATCATCAGAACTGAGGGGGCTGTGTTTATAGACTACAACCCTTCCGCCCCGTTCTGGGTCCATGACAAGATCATCCCTCGTTCCGACTGCAAACTGATAATATCCGACCACAGGGGCAACCATTTTCTCACACAGGAAAAGCACGATGAAATAGAAAACCATCCCGACGACGATTGGTGGCGTGTCTATGCACGTGGAGCAACCGGCAACATCACAGGTTTATGCTTCCCCAACTGGAAGGTCATTCATGGCGACGAATGGCGAAAGGAGGTCACAGAGATAATATGGGGTTGTGACTTTGGGTTTACTTCGAGCAAAACGGCAATAGTAAAAATTAACATACTGAGCAAGACTGAGGTAGTCATTGAGGAGGTATTCTACAAGCCTGAAAGCGACGATGCCATGATTCACGAAGTAATGACATCATGGGGTTACAATTCCGAACCTGCATTTTTCGACCACAACACGACAGACAAGGGAGGCAAGCCGGAACAGTATGTATCATTGCTCAGACACAGGGGCATGAATGCACTGTTAGCGTTCAAAGCCGGAAAATCGCAACAGATACAGAAAATAAGGGGCGTGCAGGTATGGTACACACCGGCAAGCACCAACATAGCGGCGGAGCGTTCACGGTATCGCTTCAAGATGTTCTACGATGCCAACGGCGACCAACACCCGACTAATCAGATTGATGACAGCAGCCCAAATCACTTAATGGATGCTATTCAGTATGGAATTTATACACATTTTAACCGAAACGGGTATTTTATATGAAAACACCCGAACACTACATTAGAAAAGGCTTCGGGCATTTGAGCCTGACAACCATACAGCACTATGAAAAGCAGTATGAGAAATACAAGGCACTACGTGAACGTGGCAAGAGCCATGCAGAAGCGTGTGAGGAAATCGGTGTAAGTGATCGGCATATGTACAGAATAATTGACGTAATAAAGTAACTGACATGATCCTGTCATTGATTTAGCAGACCTGATATATTACCTTTGCAGGGTTAATTCATTGCAATGGGTATAATTAAAGATTTGCGTAATGCAATTCAATTCTACAAATACTTCAACACTGAGGGGCAGCAGTTCACTCCGTCTGCCCGTAACACTGCAAAATTAATACAGTGGTTGAAGGACGAAACAAATCAAATTGACACAAAGACAGTTGATGGGCAAGTAAAGGCTTATCTGAGTTGTCCGCCTGTTTCCACTATCATATCAAAAAAATCACAGGCATTTAGCAGGGGCGACTTCTGGTTTGGCAACGCAGACGGTAAGCAGAGAACGGCAGAAGGTCAACGGATATGGGAACTATTGAACAATCCAAACGAGTTCCAGAACCGCCGCCAGTTTATGACAATGGCATACACGATGAATCAACTGTTTGGTAAATGTTATATCTACGGGCAAGGCGTTTCATTCGGGAGCAAATACCCGTTATTGACGGCTGATAAATTGTATGTCATCCCGAACCCAAACATTGAACCGATTGATCAAAATATCAGCAAGGATAAGTTCGGAATTGTAAAGGAGTACCGTGTAGAGTTCAATGATTCAGCGTACAGAATACCAGAAAACGAGATATTCATCTGGAATGATGAAACCGTTTCAATGAGCCTTGAAGATATGTATGCAACGGGACAGAGTCGTTTATATCCGTTGAGCAACCCTGTAACAGCAAATGCAGCAGCGTACAACGCAAACAATGCACTGCTCACAAATTACGGTGCAATGGGTGTGCTGATGGGCGGAACAGATGCAGCCGGTTCAGTTCCTTTTCTGCCCAACGAACAAAAGGAAATACAGGACAAATTCAGCCTGCAATATGGAATCCTGAAGGACAAATGGCAGATCGTAATGAGCAAAAAAAACCTTCAGTACATTGAACTGTCAAGACCGATTAATGAGTTAGGACTGAAAGATACTATCGAGGACACCACAAGGGCAATCAGCGAGGCATATAATTACCCGATGCGGTTGCTTGGTTTCGCCAACGCTTCAACATACAACAACGTCACTGAAGCAGGGCGGGCATTGTACGAAAATGCAATCATCCCAGAGGCAGAAGGTTTCTGCAACTTCATAAATTCTGAATGTGGCATTGAAAACAAAGACTATCAAATCAGAGTGAGTTATGAATCAGTTGGAGCATTGCAAACAACAGAGAGAGAAAAGACAGACAACAAAAAGGCATACGCTGAGTTACTTTCAATCTTGCTGAAGGACGGAGTAATTACAACTGAAGAATACAGAGCAAAAATAAATATTGAAGAGTTATGAACATAAAAGATAAACTACAAAGAGCATACAACATCCGACCTGTTGAGATCGGTGTTAAAGTGTTGGATGTTGACGAAGGCAGCCGCACCGTCACAGGCATTGCAAACACAATGTTATACTTCGACCATGATGCAGACGTAATCATGCCTGGTGCTTTTTCCAAATCATTAAAGGAACGAGGCATAAATTCCACAGGCAAGGCAAAAATCAAACATGCCATGTTTCACGACATGACAAGACTTGCATTCAAACCGCAGGTCATTGATGAGCGAGTAATTGACGGTGTCACATCACTATACTTTGAGAGCGTGGCAGCCGACACCACAGACGGCAATGATGAACTCGAAAAGTACAAAATGGGAATATACGACAATCATTCAATCGGCTTTGCCTATGTAC